TTTCGATGCGCGACACGATGTGACTGCGGTCAATTATTAGAGGTACTTCATGGCGAATAATGTAACGCAGACCACCGATAAGAAGTCCTGCGATAGATAGGCACGCAAGGACAAATGCGGCCCAGTTTGTCGGGTTCATCGTCTGCCGAACGCGCTATCGTTAGGATTAAGATAACGAAGGATAACGGGCAGACTCGCGGCCAGAGCGGCATTCACAATTGCATTGGCATCCCAGCCCACGGCTAGATAAGTCGCTATTCCCGCTGCTAGAAAGCTTCGTGCCCAGCTTGCTGCTATCGCTTTTAGTTCTTCCATCTTCGTCTCCAGTCAATATGGGCAGATAGAACATACTGCCATCGTTATCGCCCAGTTTTGTAAAGCTAATGTGGATGTGTTTCTTATGTGGGTTTATTCCTTTGTATTTTCTCCATCGGTAATTGCCGACCCAGGATGCAATTCGCTCGTTAAAGATGATATAAGAAATTCGCTTATCAGTTCTGGCAAGTAGTCGTAACTGATTAGCAAGGTCGAATGCCGCGGATTTATCGGATTTAAGGTCAGCATCAACGTCGAGGGCGCGTACAATCTGTTCTGGACCCATAGGATTATGGTCAGACTTAGGACTATGTGCCTTATGGCCAGCGGACGCTTTCCATCCATCCGAAGCTCTATCTCTACTGGGGAACGCATCGTCAATCTGTTCGCGTAACTGTTGCCCCGCTTTACACAGTTTAGGCATTACTTCCCGACTTTGTAACCTTCGGGAATTGTCTTAGATGATTCCCATTTAGCAATGTAATCGCCCTGTCCGTCTGCGTCATTTTGTAATAAAATGCCGCCTTGTTTTTCAAAATCGGCAGGTTCAAAACCTAATTTGATTAGTTCATCATAAAGTGACACTTTAGGCTCCTATCAAATAAGCAGAAAATTGAGTGCCTGCGGTTTCTGCATTGTCACCATAAATGGTGACACTTCCACCGGAATTTTGTCTGTAATAAAATTCAATGTAATCGCCAACTGCTAAATCCAAAATTGTTGTGCTGTTGTAACTATTATTATCAACATTGCTCGCGGCAGCAGAAAACCCATCAACACTTGACCCATTTTTATACACATAATGTATGCGATAGCCTGATGCGCTTGTGCTTCCTAAAGACCTGCAACTAATATAATATTTTCCTGCTTTACCAGACGGAATCGTAATTCGTGAAGTATTGGTCGTTGTTGAATGGTAACCATCCGAATCCAATCTTTCACTATCAAAAGTTAATGCGGTGTTTGTAGCATTAGAAATTGTCTGATTGGCTGATTTTGTTAATAAACAACCAGCAAAAGTCGAACCGCTGGCAGCCGCAGCCCATTTTAAGCCTGTTGCAGTTGTCGAGTCTGCGGTTAAGACTTGTCCATCGGTGCCGACCCCTAAGCGCGCATCGGTCGTGCTATACGTGTAAAGGTCGCCTTTTGTTGTCAGCGGTGAACCGCCGCCCGTGGTGTCAATATTGACCCATGCGCTGCCTGTATATTTGTAAATATTGTTGTCTGCGTCAATGTAACAAAGCATGCCTTCTGCCAACACGCCCGACAACGCGGTATCGCGGGCAGTCGTTGTCGCAAAGCGCATAACGGTCTGCTCCATAAGATACGTATTAACCTGAGCTGCCGTAAGCACGTCACCCGTGTTAAACAGCTTATATCCTGCACCTGCCATTGTTGCTCCTTAGTAGCTCAGCACGTCCTCGCCTAGTATACCGCTTACCGTGCTATTTAACACGAAGCCAGCTAACAAAGGCTCAGAAGTGAATAAAGTGGTGTTCCAGCTTGATTTAGTAATGTCATGGTGAATGGCGTTGACGAGGCTGGGCTGGGTTACGCTCGTCGAGCCTGGCATGGTCTTTGTAACCGTAATGCCGTCCAAAAGGTCAATGTCTACCCCAGCTAAAGGCTTATTAGGGTTGGTGTCGTCATAAAGATTGAGCTGGATGCTGTCTATACGAATTTCTGGGTCCTTGCGTGTAGCCAGGATACCTTTAGCCTGATTGAGAGCTTCTGCGTCTGTCTGGACCAGAATGCCGTCACGAATGCCAGAATGCAGGAAGTAAGTATCTATTGAGGTTTGGTCGAATGCGTTTTGTGCCGTGCCACCCGCACGGGTAACCGTAACGTCATTTATCAGGTTTGTATCATCAAAGGCTACGACTGCGTTGGTGTATGAAATATCTACGCCTGTATCGCTAAAGTCGTATAGAGATGTTGCTGGGCGTGAGATAAGCGTGTTACGGTCAACGAAGTTAACATTGGACTCACCGTCTATAAAGATGCCTCCGAACTCGCTATTCTCGACCGTCTGTAATGCCTCTAAAACGTTCCTAGAGGTACCTGGGTCGGCTTGTAGGGTACTTTCCCCAGTATCTATGTTTCGAAGGCTTATAGGCCAGTCTACGGCGTCTAGGAGGGCATTTACGCGAGCACCTGACAACTGTCCAGCGGGAGCACCTGTTACCGTGCTAATAGCCGAACCTGCGAGCAGCTTGAACGCATCTACGCATTTAAGCGTTACGGTGCTAAGGTCTTCGTTACCTTGCCTGAAACCTGTGTCGTAATTAGTGATATATCCTGAGAATAGGTAATAATCCGAACCGCCATAAGTGGCATAAATAATTATCTGTCGTAACGGGACCAGGTCGGGATAATAAGCCCCAGCTGTATTCATGGGGTTCCAGTCGCCATTTTGGTCATAAAGAATAACGTCTGCGCTCCCGAACTCGAACTTAGAGGTAATACGGTTACGACCACGACGAATAGCTACACGGGTTACCAAGTCGGTAATCTCAATGGGCAAGGTACCCGAACCGAGTTTATTTGTTCCTAAAATACCTTTTGTGGCACTACCCAGAATTAGAGGATTAGTTTCGAAAGCTGTTGCGCTATCAAAGTCTACAAATACCCGAAGCGTAGGAGCTGGCACTAGATACTCACGCTATCGTAAAGAATGCCTTTACCTGACTTTTGGTATAGATACAACTGGTCGGTAATGGCTTCGGTTAGGTCTTGCTGAGATATTACTGAGCCTTCAACAATGACTGTAACGTTTGTACCGCCTTCATCTGCTCGTCTGAAACGGCTAGGGTCGAATAATGAACCTGCGGTAATACCAGGCGTATCGAACATTCCCATAGCACGCATTCTTGCTTGCTCATCACCTAGTGCATTTAAGCTTGATAGGGTTGTGGCATTTGACAGCGTGTCAATATGTTCTTTAAGCAAGAAGTTTATTGCTGTACCTGATTCGGTTGTAGCTCGTAGAGCTGTCAACGTGTTAATCTGATTAGCAATTGTGGCAGTTGAAATTGGCGGCGAAGCTGGATTAAATGGATTTCCAACATTGAAACCTTGACCATCCGTGGAAGCACCGTTGCCAGTACCACTACTTATTACTGTAATTGGATTTTGATTTGTCGTTGTGGTCGTTGTTGTTGGCTTACCCAGATTGGTAATTTTTGTCGCTAGTGTATTTATCTGGGCAAGTATGGCAGCGATAATATCGGGCCAATCTTCAAAAGGATTTTTAGCTTTTGGCAAATTGCCGATTCCTAAAGCCAGTAATGCCATTTTGGCTTGAGCGTTAATAATCTTCGTAATAACGTCTGTGATGTTATCCCCAGATTCCATCATTATTCCCAGATTTTTTAATGCGGCAGCATTCGTAGCCAATACAGCGGTAGACAATTTTTCGGCGGCTTCGGCGTTACCTTGATTTATTGCCAATAATGCAGTTAAACGTAGACGCTGTTCCCCGTCTATCTTGCCTTGCATCGCTGCGATAATCTGGATATTCTCCATATCAAATACGGTGCCAGCGCGCTTTAAGGCTTGTGCTTCGCGTTCGCGTTTTAATCTTTCTTTTTCAGTCTTTGCCGCAAGCGCAGCTGCCTTTTTACGGTCTTCTTCGATTTTCTTTTGTAAAGCTTGTTGCTTACGAGTGTCAGCTAAGAAACGGCGATTCGCCGCAGGGTTATTTGACATACGATTGCTTATAGCATTCGGATTATCAAATAGAGTTCTGAGTTCTTCTAATCGTCTACGTTCTTCGTCGTCAATACGGAAGCCAGTCGAAAGTAATTCTTTTGTGTACCGAATGGTCAAGCCAGCGCGTCTAAACACGTCTCCGATTGCGCTGCCGACTTTTACAATTGCTTCAAGTCCTGTTGTGTAATTGCCGTTATTGAGTTGTTCTAAACCGCCAATAATACCTTTACCAAGTTCTTCGGCAGCATCACCAAAAGCAATTTTAAGTAAGTCAATCTTGCCCGAATACGTCCCTGCTGCGCTTGCGGCCGACCCAGCGAATTGTTCTGATAATGTGGATATTGCTCTATCAAAACCCATCGCTTCAAGTTCGGCAGCTGTGTAAGCGGTTTGTAATTTTCCTAATGACGCGTAATTACCATTGAATGCGCGGCTTAACGCGGTTGTGACTGAGCCTAAATCCTTGCCAGTAGATGCTGAAATGTCCATCGCTACGCTTAATAGCTTCATAGACTTATTGGCATCTAGCGTTGTCGTGATAAGTTGCGTAATAGCTGGGGATAATTCATCCTTGCTTATCGCAGTAGCTTTCTCGCTTTTTTCTAAATAATCTTCAATAGCCTTAGTGTTATAAGCTAGGCCTAGATTCCGTAGTGATTGAGCTAATTTGACGGCCGCTTTATCTTCTGCTGCGAAAGCATTAACCGATGCGCGCAGCGCGCGGAAACCTGCGATAGCTATGAAGGTTCTAGTAGCTGTGCGGCGTAGATTGGCAAAACTTCTATTTAGTTTGTCTGTAGACCTCTGGGCATTCTTAAACCCTTTATCCTTAAATTCTGAGGCTATGTCAATACGAATAGCGGCCATTACGCAGCCTTTCCATAATTAACGCGATAATTAAGTAATTTAGAAGCTTTGTCAATTGCTCTCATTGTCGCATCTAAGGCCTTGCCTTGATTATCGGCATAAGCGGCATACAAAACGCGACCACGGCCACGCTGGAACTTATCGTATTGCTTAAGTGGCCCGATACCGTTCATGGCACCTACGAATATACGACCAGCATTAGGGTTATTGCTTTGTCCAACGTTTTTGTAGCTTTGACCGTATTGACGGTTAGCTTTCTGTATTCTTCCTTGTGGATGCACGCGGCCAGCTAGTTCAATAATTGAACCTGCCGCATCTTTGTTAAATAATGAATAAAGACCTGAGAAACCTGCACGGTTGAAACGTGTGGAACCCATTTTGTAGGTGATGCCACGGCGTATTAGTTGGCTGTCGTATTTAGGAAATTCTCTAGCCTTAGACGTGCGGCTAGTAATTTCGGTGCCTTTGTCGTTCCAGTTAAAAAGATTACCTGGGGCCTGTCCTGGTATTTTCGCTTTAGCGGCATCGGTCACTTCTTTGAGCGCAACACGAATTTCATTGTCCATCTGTTTGCGTAAGTCAGGAGCGTATTTCTTCAAAGCTCTTTTAAGCTCTGGGACCCCGCTTACTACGACTGGCATTTTTCCTATCTTCCGCTTGCTTAGCTAGTACCGCATAGATAGCTTTAAGTAAATCTCTATCCATGTTAATAAACTCGCTAGGCGCGATGCCCAGATTTACCGATAGTTCTGCTATCCGATAAGTCCAGGCATCACGCGTTAGCCATTTGGGTATTCATCACCTATTACTTCAACAGCCTTCAAAGTCTCTAGGAATTTGTCCCCGAAAGGTTTGACGTCTGGCGCGTCTGCGCGACGTAAACATTCCCACGCAAGCCAATAAATGTCCGATTGCTTCTGGTCTTCTTGAAAAGCTTTATAAAAGCCTTTCTTCGCATACTGCTCGAACGCGTACTCAATAGCTGGCGTAATCTCATGCTGAGACTCGCTGCCATCTGCCCTAGTTATCTTAAGACTTGCCATTATTGCCCCTTATCTAATTTTTACCAGGTGCCTGAGTCGGCAACTGTTACTGCTGAGTTTACTGTAAACGTAATGTCCATAGTGGCCATGTCGCCTGTAGCACCGTTAATTGGTGTTAGGTTGTTTACAAGAAGGTCGCCAGTCCAGAGCTTGTTGGTCGCTGATACAGCGGCTACTTTGTCTTGGATGAGCTTCCATGCGACAGTAGTACCGTAAGCATCTGACAATGTGTCAAGAACGGAAGTCGCTGCCTGGTCGTTCAAGAACGACACGGTGATAGTTGCGGACTCTAGTCCCTTTACGAATTTGTGAGCTGTGTCACCCATCGCAGTTACTTCGAGTTCATCGAATGCTTGATTAAGTGTGACAGAGGTCACATGGTCGGACAAGTCTACAGAAGCAATCTTAAGTCCGACTTTGTTATTTAGCGTAATCGCCATGATTACTCCTCATCTTTCTTGGGTTGTTTTGTTTCTTTTTTTTCAGCGGGCTTTACCTGACCGATTTTGGCAAGGAAAGCTTCGCGTTCTTTGTCTACCTCAGCCATGTTAGCTCCAATCTGATAGAACGCTGATAGTTACCTCGCCTGAGAGTAAGTCTCCCGCTGTACCTTGTAGAACAGCTGGCGCGGTAAAAGTTCCTAATGAATAAGCCAGATTAGACGCTTCTAGCTTATTGACAATGTTTAAGTAAAAGTCTTCAATGTTAATAAGGTTACCTTGATTATCGAACATAGGTGCCAAAACAATAAGCTTGAAGTTGACCTTAGGCTTGACAGTTTTGTAATGGTCGTTAGAAGGCTCTATGTATGGGTCGCCTGGCTCTACGACAATTGAGTTAGCAAGCGGCGTGGCAGGTGGGAAGGAAAACACCTGCCAGGCCGTATTGTCACTTAGAGCAGCCGCGATTGTCCCACGAAGGGTAGAGATTGCCGACATTACCCGACCTGACCGCCTGGTGCTAAGTGGTCCGCAAGTAACCCGCGTACACGGGCCATAAGCGTATT